GTTCCCAAGGCTGCCGGAGCTACCCTGCTGAAAAGCAGATTCAGAGACTATAGAGATTATGGCTCTGAATACCTGAACTACGAGTTTGGGTGGAAGCCGATTGCGGCCGATCTGAAATCAGTCGCGCGTACAATGATTGAGTCCGAAAGGATTCTCGATCAATTGGAGCGCGACTCAGGTCGGAACGTTCGTCGGAAGTTTGCATTTCCCACAGCAAACACTACCTCGAATGACTCCTCAACTTTGACGAAATACTCAAAGGTGATTGGTCTTCCTCAAGGTAGTGCGATCTGGGGCACCAACAGCTGGTCCATCCGAGGCTCTCACGAGCGCAGACGGTGGTTCAGCGGTTGTTACACGTACCACTTCAAGCGGCCGACTGCTCACGCGAATGCAATGCGTGGTGCAGTTCAGAAAGCTAGAGTGTTGTACGGATTAGATCTCACACCAGAAGTGGTGTGGAATCTAGCCCCATGGTCATGGCTCGCCGACTGGGTTTCGAATGCTGGAGATGTTATGTCCAACATGTCGAGGTTCAGTCGTGACGATCTAGTGATGCGGTATGGGTACATCATGGAGCATTCTAAGAATGTCCATGTGCACACGCTCAACAACATCAGTTATTCACTAGTGGATAACGGAAGTAAGAGAGCCGTTGTTTCACCCTCAACAACATACACGAGGGAAACGAAACAGCGATACCCTGCAACACCTTTCGGATTCGGTCTCACTGAGTCTGGTTTTGACACCAGCCAGTGGGCCATTCTTGGCGCCCTCGGGATCTCTCGAGGGCCCCGCACGTTGTGACATTGTCACATCGCGGCTGCTTAGTGCAGCTGGTCCAACCATCAGGGAGCAATGGCTGTACCACAGCTATCTCCACGGTTACGTCTTCAGCCCAAAAGGCATTCAGACGTGCCCTTAACAACACTGCATATCCGGAGATCCCGGATGCAGACACTGCTAGGAGAAACTGCTCATGGCTTTCACCGATCCTCAGACCGTCACTATCAATGCGGTCGCCAACACCCTTCCGCGCGTTGGTTCTGGGCCCTTCTCAGGGTCCTTCCAGAACGCGGACGGCACTGTCCGTCTGTCGATTTCGCATGCCATTGGCAAGCGCGCTCGTCGGACGGTCCGCATCGATTTCTCGAAGATCGCCGCTGACCCGCTTACCGCGGAGAACGCTGAGTTCTCCATGTCGGCTTACGTCGTCGTGGACACTCCACTCCGTGGCCTGTCGGTCACCGAGCAGAAGCAGATCGTTGACGCCCTCTCGGCGTGGATGACTGCATCTTCGGGGGCGAATGTCACTAAGGTGCTTGGACAGGAGTCCTAGTACCTAAGCCCACTCATCTGGTTGGCTACCAGGTTTGTGGTGTGTGACATACGGTCGGATCAAAGAAGCCTGAGCCGAGACCTCGAACCCCTATTAGGAGGCCAAGGTGAAAAGCTCAGTGGAGGTGAGAAACCTCCTGCTTCTCTGGCAGGTGCTTGCCAATGAATTGGCAAGCGGATGTCGCACTAGCGCCACTCGTGACTTTGAAACTGTCACGAGGCGGACTGAACACGAGGGGTTGTCGTTCTTGACGATCACCCTACCTAGTTTTGGTAAGAGTCTCCAAAAGGCTCTTGACCAAGGTCAGGTGGACTCCTCCCTTTTCCAAGGTTTTAAATGGAAAGGGGGTCTCCCGGCATTTCTGTCGGGTTTCCTGAGTTCTGTGTTCTGTCCGAAAAGTGGTCGATTGCTCGATGATCCGAGTATAGAGGCCATAGTTGCCGTGAGGCAGCTGACCCTGTTATTCGGCAAGATCTTGATTGACTGTACCCCCGCAAGGGAGGCTGCAGCAATGAGATCGTTCATCGAGTGTGAGATGGAGGTGAAACGTGCGGACAACGAAAGGACCGAGGATGATTACCTCGAGTTTACTCGCGTGTCTCGCATGCTCTGGGCGGATGTCTTTTGTATCGTTGACCAAGAGGTCTACGATGGACGTCTTCTCCCCAGACATGGACCTGGTGCCACTGCTGATCGACTTCGGGGAAACCAGAAGTACGAACAGCGAGAGTGGACCAAGCGATTGGAGGATGTGTTTCCCTTCGGGGAATACGCACTTCCGAACGCAAGGCACAGTTATGTGCTTGACCATGTTCACCACCACGAACCCGGGACTGAGCGACCTGTCAAGGTTATTTCAGTCCCTAAGACGCTCGAGTCGCCCAGACTTATTGCCGTCGAACCTACTGCGATGCAATACATGCAGCAGGCCGTGGCTTCCAGTCTGGTACGAGTCCTCCAAGATCGGAATGACTCCCGATTTGGATGGCTTGTCGGATTCCGTGACCGTGACCCTAATCAGGTCATGGCTCGGCACGGTTCCAGAAATGGAACCCTGGCTACACTCGATTTGAGTGAGGCCAGTGACCGCGTCTCGAATCAGTTGGTACGGCGTATGCTCGAGAATCATCCTTGGCTTAATGCTGGGGTTGATTCTTGTCGTAGCCGTCGTGCCACTGTTGCCTTCCCATCAGGAGAGTCGAAAACAATTCGACTCGGGAAGTTCGCATCTATGGGTTCAGCGCTCACCTTCCCTTTCGAGGCATTGGTCTTCGCGACCTGTGTCATCGTGGGAATTGGAAGAGCGCTCAATCGCCCTCTCACCGTGGAGGAAGTTCAATCTCTCCGCGGTAAGGTGCGCGTCTACGGGGACGATATCATCGTGCCCGTGGAATACGTGCAATCCGTTGTGGAGACCCTTGAGCATTTTGGTGCCAAGGTC